CCAGCTTGGTCTCGACAACCTGCTCGGCGTTCTGCGAGAACGAACCGTGCGAGAACTCGCCAAGGAAGGTTGGTGCTTCAATCCAAGCTGCCGAACCGACGTGCGCACGCTCGCTGAGAGTCTCAGCAGCTGGCTTCTGCCATACTGGTGCGTTACGGTTTGGACGACCAGGAGCGGCTGCGAAGCCGTTCATGATGCCTACCTGGAAATCGTTCGGAACGTCGGTGTCAGTTGCAACGCCTTCTTCGAAACGAAGAGGGCCACGACGCTCGAGGTTACCTGCTGCCTTGATGTCGTACGACTGTGGCGCACGCTCAGGGAACTGTGGTGCTGGACCAATGCCCATGGGGGACTCCTTAAAATAACAAATGGAAAGTGACTAGTATTTCCAATAAATAGTGTGACTGTTTATTTCCGTTATGTCAGGCTAAAAGAACGGATTTGACACTACTTCTACCGTAGGCATTACTAGCTCCTGAGTAAGTGAGCAAGCAATAGCCAGCGAGTCCACGAAGTCGTCGTGAGCGTATGCCTCGTCGGGAGCAGCGACCATGAAGTTAGGGCCTTTGTACTGCACTTCGGCGTCAGTCATTTGCTGGTAGAAACGCTTCCAAATGCGCAAACGACGAGTCTTAGCGTGAGCTGGCCAGCCAATCATACGACGCTGAATAAGGGCCTGGAGGTGCTTAAACCTCTTAGATTGCTCTGACTGGCTAGAGGTTACGGAGTGAACCTCAGCTCTACCCATAAGAATCTTGAGACGCTGGGCTACTGCGTCACCGACACCGTTCGCGTCTACTCCGATAGCAAGCACGTCGTAGTTCTGTAGGAAGTTTACAATCTGGAAGTACTGTTCCTCCCAGTCATCGCCCTGAAGCTCGAGCCAGTTGAGGACCTGGTGCGGGAAGTAACCAAACTCGTCTGGTCTATCCCAGTCAACCCAGACCACAGTTACTACGGTGGAGTCCATCTTACGGGCAGGGTCAATGCCCACTACTACTGGAGTCTGGTGCCAGTTACGTACTAACTCCTGCGAGGTATCGCCCAGCTCATCCATGATGGAGGAGGTTACAAACATGCCTCGTTCTAGGAGCCACTTACAGCAGTATGACATTTGGAACTCATCGGAGTCTTCTCCAATACGGAGCTTCTCCTTTTTGATGTGAGTTTCGTAGTTAGGGTTAACCTTGGCTACCTCACGCCAGTCCCACTGGAAGTGGTTTTGCTTTCTACCCTTGGCAGCCTGCATACGCTTGTTCAGCTGAATAGCCTTGTAGAAGTTGTTCTTAGAGGTCGTAGGAGTACCAGTCTTGACCATGGTGCCTGCGTAGTACGCAAGCATCGGGGAAATTGACTTGGCTACTACAAAGTCGTCGGCTTCCTGACACTCATCGATAAAGATGATATGGAATGACTTCGACTCAATCTTTGCTCTAGGGTTAGCTGTCATCATGGTCATAGTCGAGCCAGACTTCTTCAGCTTAATGGTCTTGGTTACGCCACCAATACGGGCTGCAACGTCATCAATCTCAGGGTCACCTAGAATCTCCAACGCTCTTTCAGAGGTTAGACGAGTAACAGTACGGCCGAATAGAGTTTCCGCCTGGCCTTCAGTAGGTGCAAACAAGCCCACCCATAGTCCATCTTTAAACTTGCCCAGCAGGTCTGGGTAAATCTTCGCAAGTCTAGGAAGCAGCACCATCATTGTAGCTACTGTGTCAGCCACTGTCTCCGACTTACCTGACTGACGTGCTGCAAGTGCGGTGATTTCTGCACCATCACCAAGCACCACAGACTCGATGATTCTTCTAGCTAGAGGCTTCTGGTACGGATGCAAGTCGTGACCGACAAGCACGTGCATGAACTTAAGCATCTTGTCAACTAGTCGGTCGACAAAGCCCTGAGTTAGCTCATCGACGTCATCGTCAAGGGCGAACTCATCCTCAACCTCATGGTCTTCCTGGTAGAACTCAGGGTTGATTTCCTCAAACTGAGGCTCTTGGTCGTCGAACTCGTCGTAGAGCTCTTCTTCAGTATCCGCCATTGTCATCACGTCGCTTCAGTTCACGTACAATTTCCAGGAGTGCTTCAGCACCCAGTTCAGCTTCATCAAGATTATGGTCACGCTTGTGGTGCACAACCATGCGGCCGATTTGAGCCAAGGCATTCTCGGCCCACATAACTAGCTCAGGAGTAGATATCCCAGCTATCCTCTTCTGCATTTTTGTAGGCTGGGGCTGTCCAGCCTTCTTGAAAATCTTCATCTTTTAGTACTCGTCCTTGTAGTGCTCTGTTTAGTGCGTCTTCTTCGTCGTCAACACGACCAGTCCATTTACCACATACTAGTGCCTTGTCAAAAGGAAGTCTCACTATCCACGGAGCGGATGTGCGGAATGGTTCGTTAATTTCTTGAGTCCAGCCTTTTACGGCGACTCTAAACCCCCACTCAACCCTGTAGTTAGTGAGAAGTTGTACGAAGTGTTGTTTACCGATGTTGTGTACTTTTGGCATAGTTAGTGTGGGTTTTTTCCTCTGTTACGAGCTGGGTTGATGGCCTTACCTAGGCCTGACTTACGTCGGGCGTTCTTTGGCACCGTATTGCGCAGTGTTGCCGTTCTATTTCCTAGGTCAACTGTCGTAGCTCTACGGTTAGCAAAGTGTACCTGAGCGGCACGGGAGACTCGCTGAATAGTGCGCTGCACCTTGTCAGAAACCTGAGAAAGGTCTGCGGGACCGTGGTCCTTGGCCAACAAGAATCCAGGGACAGGCTTCCAGTTAAGGAACTTTCCTTTAGAAAGTGCGCCTCGGAAATTAACCCATTCTTCTGGGGTTACACCGTAGTAGTTGTACAGCGTTCCATCACGAAACATAACTGTGAGCTTACCCTGGCGGTCCTCATAAGGGACTCTACCCTCACCTACGTAGAGCTGGTATCCAGCGGCTACTGTTCTAGGACGCGCGGCGTTGGATGACGAAGTAGGGATATCTGTCAAAGGTGCAGGGCCCATGTTGCCTCGGGCACTGAAGTCCTCGTCTTCATCCAGAGACTCCTCGCCATAGTAACCAGGGATGACAGTTGCGCTACTGCCTAAGGCTGTATCAGCGTAGTAGTCGGGAGTCTTCGGGTCATACTGTGCGTTACCGCGAGCTCGGCCGCCTGTCAGTGCCTCAAACTGCGCCTTGAGTGCGGCTTCAGCATATGGGTCGTAACCTCTAGCAGCCATACTTCTCCTTAAACGCAAATAACCCGTGCCACCAGTTTACGATGACACGGGTTATTTAGGGGGCTAATTAACTAGCGGCTGCGTAAGCAACGATAGTGATAGCGTCGCCAACCTCAACCTCGTCTGCGCCTGCGGCAATCGACTGGGTCTTAACGGTGCCTGCAACACCAGCAACCGAAGCAGTCTGGGCCGATAGGCTAACAGTAGTGGTTGCAGTAGTGTATACAGTGAACGTGTTGGTTGCCTTGTCAGTGACGGTGTAAGTACCATTTAGAACTGCGTCGTCACCAGTGAACGCCGATACGGTGACCTTGGCTCCAACTGGGTAAGCTGCGCCTGCGCCCGATGCGGTGAACACTAGGTTGTGTGAGCCGTTTGAACGAGCAGCAGCAGTTACGGTCTTAGCGGCGTTAGTTGCCGCTGAGCCAACAGTAACAACAAGGCCTGCATCTTCAAGAATGTCGGTTGCGTTAGCAGTGGTCTCACCAATTACGCTACGAACTACAATGAAGCCAGCACCTTCCGCACCCTCAGTGTTAGGGGTGTAAAGTGGGTAGCCATTCCAGCCTTCGTAAGCGATGCTGTGGTTGTCGAGGGTTGCGTCCAGAAGGCCGCCACCGTTCTCTTCACGTACGTCGTTTGGCTGCAGTGGGAAGTTGCCCCACACGAAGTCAACAGCGACGTTACCTGCGGTGTCGAGCAGGTTTCCGTTCTCATTTGTTGCCATAATCTATTCTTTCTCTAGAGTTATTTTTTACTTCCCCGTGCACAGGGGAAACTTAATCTTCTTCGTTGCAGACATGCGCTTCGAGCTCCTCTTCATAGAGGACCTCTCCGCAGTAGGTACAGCGAAAAAGCCGTATGTCGTCTAGTGCTTCGTGTAACGAGTCCGAGTGGTTCTCCTCATACGCCATTTTGTTTCCTGCCAGAACTTCTGGAGGAAATGGTCCATGAGGTCGATATGGGCCGTTAGGGACAGCGTGCCCCTGTACAGCAAACTTTCGTACTAGAGGCATTACTCCTCCGTTGGAGCGTCCTCAACCACCGCAGTCTTCTTCTTGCTGGCCTTAGGCAGTTCAGCAGTAATCTCAACAGGCTTCGGAGTTAGTGCGCCAATTTTCTTTTGTGGGTAAAGGAAGCGGGGTAGGTGGGCATCACAGTAGCTAGCAATGAGCGCATCTGCGACGCGATACTCATACTTAACAGGTGCGCTGCAATTTGAACAAGTGCTCATGGTGCTCCTAGTCGTTGTACGCGTCAGCCGCAGCTTCGTCTAGCTTAGGTCGGGCTGTCGCACGGGTTCTTTTTACGGTGGTCGGTTTCTTGGTGGCCTTTGCCGTTGGCTTCTTAGGCGCAGGGGCTGCTTCTGCGGCAGCAGGCACCTCAGGGGCCTTAGGGTTGACATTAAACGAGAAGCTCATGCCCTTATCGCTGTCGCTGTAGGTGAGCGCACCAGGAGCGACAGCTGGGTTAGATACAATTCTTTCCGAAATCGTAGCGCGGTCTGCACGACCCTTTTTGGCTGCCTTAGCAGTTGCTTTGATTTCAGCGAGCTTTGCTGCGCTCTGTGCGGCGATGTTCTTTCGGCTCTGCTTGCCAGCAGCCTTTGCGCCAACCCGTAGCTCGTCTTGCTTCAGCAGACCTTGGCGGGTTGCAAGAGCCAAGTCCGCCTCCGACTGTGCACGAGTGCGACGAACTGCGCCCTCTGTTTCGGCAGCGGTACGGCTGTTATCGATATCGCGTTGTGCATACGCCTGTCCATAAGCAATTGATGCTGCGTGAGTTCTGGCAGCGGCGTCAATCGAGGCTGCGTGCTCGCGGGCTTCTCTATCCAGCATTGCCTTGTGTGCGTCCATGCTGAGACCAGCGCGGTGAATACGGTCAATTCCTTCAAGAACCGTTTCGTGACGACGCTGGGATTCCTCGGCCTCA